CCGCACCGAACCGCTGATGAGCCCAAAGAAGGCAGCGGCCGGCACGTGGTATTGTACCACGTGCCGGCCTCCAGCGGATCCACACAATACCGATTGGAGGAATATTCATGAGACCAAGCATCCACGAATGGCACGCCTTGAGATTGCCCCGGCGCTCACGACCTGGGACGAAATGGCCAACTGCGGGGTAGAGCGCTGGGAGCAGTGGCAGGTGATGGAATTTGATTGGGTGTGTCCGCACTACGGCATGGTCAACTGGCAACCCTGCTGCGCGGATAACCGCCGGGCCAGACCCTGAGTTGTAATCGCCGGCTAGGGGTGGAACCTCACCCATAGCCGGCTAACCAAACACCGCTGGACGCCTTTACCAGGCCAGCGGGCAGGCTAGTGCTATTGTAGCACAGCTATGCCCTCCAGCGGACAACCGTGGGGGGCTTTTTTGATTGGCCCGCCACTTTCCAAGGAGGAGTTATGACAGGCAAAGAACAACGGATAGCGGACCTGGAGAAACTCGCCGCCGAGGAGGGCATCACCCTGCCGTGGCCGGCTAGCGTGATCGCCGCACTGGAGGAGCAGGGGCACGTGGTAGACCTGGTGACCGGCCTGGTGGTACAGGGCGGCGCCGAGCAGCGGGTCAGCCTGACGGTGGTGGGCGAGGCGGTGGCCGTGGCCAACAAACGATGGGGGGGGTGACCATGACCATCACAATCAATCCACAAGCGCGCTTAGTGTTCATCTGGCGCCCTGGCCAGGAACGCACCGAGCATGTTTTCAGGAGGGCTTTGCCATGAAACATATCATCATTGTAGCGGCTGTGATGGCGCTTCTGTGGCCGTCGCCAGTGCAAGCCAGTTGCAGCGGCCTATTCGATTGTATGTTTGGTTGGACAGATCGGGCCGAAGTGCGCAGCGCGGCGGCCACAGAGCAGGCGCGCATTCAGGCCCAGCGAGACGCCGACATTGCACGCATTGAAGCGGAGGCGCAGGAAAGAGTACGCCAGGCAGAGGCAGAGGTTGAACGGGTGCGACAGATGCAATACCAGACCGAGGCACAGCGAGACATTGCCATTGCCCAAGCCGAGCAGCAAGCGCACCAGTATGCGGCCATGATAGCCGGCTTGACGGATGAGAAGATCGCCGGCATCCAGAGCAATGCAGACACGCAGATTGCGGCCCTACAAGCACAGGCTGAGATAGCGACGGCCGGCATACTGGAGACAGGCAAGACCGAACGTTACCGCATTGCTGGGGGCTGGGCTTTCTCTATTGTGGCGATTGTGGCCATTGCCATCCTGCTGGGCCTGGGCATCCGTCGCCACCAGGCTGGACAGACGGTTGTGCTGATGGCTGACCCTGACCCCATGGCGCGCTTGGCCAGTCGCATGAATGAAATCGAGGTGTACCATGCAAAGCATCACATCACCCGGCGCTAAGCTGGGCGGCCTATCGCCATTGTCCTGGGGAATGATTATCGCCGGCTTTCTGTTCTTTGCGATTGTCGTTATCGTGCGACAGGTAACGGCGCCCACGCCGGCTATAGGCCAGGCGACACGAGCGGGGGCAGCGAGCATTGGAGCGCCTATGCAGAATAGTATTAGCGGAGCGCTGCCGGCATTCAGCTTGCAACCAACAACGGCCACAGAGTCACAGGCGCCGGGGGCTGGCTGGCTGGAAGTGCGCACCACAGAGCAATCGAAAGTTGTTTTCGCTGATTGGTGGTTTGACTGTCGTTACGTGGCTGTGGGTGGCACTTATTACGCCATCGGGGAAGCCTACACGGTGACCGGCTGGCCAAAGGATGAGCAGTTCCAAGCGCTGCCGGCCATCACCCGACGCGACATAGGCGAGGTGTGTCATGGGCAATAGATTCTCTATCATGCTGGTGGCGTTGGGGGTGGCTTTCTTTGCTGGCTGGTTATTCGCTAACGAAGTGGCACCCCCACGAATGGAAGATCTAAGTTTTGCCATGTGGATTGTCGCCGGCGCGGTGGCGTTACTGTCGGCGGCCATGGTAGCAGTAGCGAGGTAATCATGGAACGATTCAAGAGCAACACCATTACGATTGAGCAGCAACGGGACGCCGGCCTGACGAGAGCGCAAGCGCATTATGTGCCGGCGGCGCCAGTGCGCAGGGATGCGCCACCCATGCCGGTTAACAGCCAGGTGGCCCACGTCATTGACGCTGCGCCTACAGCCACACAGCATATCGAAATGAAGACAAGCGCCGTAGATCGGGCTAAGGGCTTTCTGATTGCTTCTGTACCGCTATACCTGGCTTTTGCAACGGCCGTAGTCGGTGTGGTGGTTATCGGGTGGCGCGTGCCGGTCTTCAGCCTGGCCACCTTCATTATCTTCTGGCTGGCATTCGTGGCGGCCTGGGTGGTGGGCTATGCCTACACGCTCCATGTGAGCGCTGAAGGGGTAGCCATGTGGGAAGCCAAGTCAAAATGGCGGATTCTGGAACGTGAGCAAGAATACCGGTGGCGGCATTATGAGCGGCAACTAGAGAGGGATGGTGAATAATGGAACTGGATGTATTGATTGGCAGAACACAGGAGATCCGCGAGTCGCTACCACTGCCCAACGTCAAGCAGCGGATGGCGACCGCTGCGCAAGAGTTGAGTAGGGCCGGCAACAATCAGGCACGGGTGGAACTGTTGAACGAGGCGGTATTGGCGGCCATCAAACTCTGTTACGAGTTGGATCCGGACGGGGCGCCGGCCAACCTTGACCGGAAGACCTACCGCATTCTGCCCCCAATGCCCTGGGGCCGCAGCGGCTGGAAACGCTGGGGGTTGCGCTACTGGGAGGCCGAGATTTTGCGCAGCGTGTTGCGGGTCCGCACGGAAATGCGACGCACGCCACCCCTGTTTGATTGGAACGAATACAGCATGAAATGGCACGTAAACCTGACCGATTACCCACGGCTGGATCTGGCGCTGATGCATTGGAAACAGAACCAAATCACGCTGAAGGATTGGCGCCTGTTCGCTGATGCCTACCGCCAGCGCGCGCAGGAACGTATGCAGCGACACCGGAATAGCGAGTAGCGTTACGCCAGTGTTTCAACCGTAGAACAACACACGATACACGGCTAAACACTGGCGTAACCCACTCGCGAACTTTATCATTCTACGGTGCGAACCAGAGGTAGCGCGCAAGAAAAGGCGCGGCTACCGGCCTGGCGGATACTTCCAGGCACACGATCCGACAGAGCGGAAATGAAAAAGGGGACTGGTCACATGACCAGTCCCCTTTTTCATTTCCGCTCTGTCATGGGTTGCTAGCTCGTGGGCGCCGTCCAGCCGACGGTCAATGTCCGCAGTACAATGTCGTCGTCGCTGGTGGCCTCGCCTGTCACCACCAGGTCAAGCGCTGTACTTAGATCCTCGCTATGATTCGTTAGCTGCAAGTCGGTGTTGCTGTTGGTCAACACGCTGACATGCGTGCGTTGCGCCACGCTGCCTACGCAGACCACCCGCCCCGTGAGCAGCCACACACCGTTATTGTTGGTTGTGACGTACTCTAGAATTTCTGTAGCCCCAAACGTAACGCGGATCGTTTTGGTGTTACCGTTGGCCGCAAACGTTCCCGCCGCTTCAAACCAGAGTGTGGCAAAGCTGGCCAGTTGGTCAGCCGGTACGGTGTAGGTCGCCACGGTGTCTTCGCCGGCGCCCACATTGCCGGCGCCCACGTTTTCCATGTAGAGTTGCCCACCCACCACCGCAGCGGCTTGCGCAGGTGTCAGATCCTGCGGCGCGCCCGTGCCGGCCCCCACTGCCCGCCCTTTGATGGTGCGCGCGCTCATACTCGCCAACTTCGCATTGGTCACGCTGCCGTCGTCGATGGCGCCGGCGGGGACGGCGCCGAACTCCAGCGCGCCGCTGTTCTCACGCAATACGTACCCTGTCCCGCTGGTGGTGCTGATGTCGGTCGGATGCGCTGTGGCGTTAGTCGGGTTGCCGAGCACAGATAGGGCCGCGCTGTTGCGCAGTTCGTTATCGCCGACCGCTCCTTCGTTGATCTCCACCAAACCGCTGCCGGCGTTGGCGGTCACGTCGCCGCTAAGCGCCCCGCGCAGCAGCAACCCCGGCGTTGTGGTATAGTCCAGCCCGCCGCCGATGGCCACCGTTTGCACCGCGCCCGTGCCCGCACTGTAGCGGCCTAGCAGGTTGCCAAAGCCAATTTGTTGCAGCTTGGCCAGCGTGACCGCATTGTCAGCGATGCCGTGCACATGGTCACGCCTGGCGGCAAAGCCCGACGTGCCATCGGCGGACGCCGACGTAACCACGTCGGCGGGGTCGCCCTCGCCATCATTGAACATATTCGCGAGGCCGCCGACCCACGCTTTGGCATCGTAATACCGCGTGTAGTCGCTCATGTCGGTGTCGGCTTCGCTGGCCTTGATGGCCACCAGCGGAATGTAGCCGGCGAACGAAATGTCGCCCAGATCGGCCAGTTGTAGCGCGGCTTCACTCGCCACCTCTACCCCGGCCACGGCCACCAGGTTGCCGGTTGCCGGGTTGAGGCCGATTAAGATCCAGCCCCATTTGGTAGATGTACTTGGCAGGTAGGCTTCCACGTTGATGCTACCGCCGGCCCAATACGCCCAGGCGCCACCGTAGAAATAGCGGAACGGATTGACGTAGACCTGATAGCCGACATTGTGAAAGGCGCGCCCCGGCTCGAATTGCTTGGCCTCATACTCGTAAGCCAATCCGCTGTCGCTTCGGTGCGTGTGGTAGCCGACGCCATAGCTATTGGTCGTGTCGCCGGCGGTGGCCGCTTCGTAATAGGCCGGATCTACCTGGTGGATCACATAGGTGCCCTGCTCCAGGCGCATCCGCACCGGCGTGGACGCCCGTTCGGCCACGGCGCCAAAGTTGCGCGCCAGGGCAATCGACTGCACCCCCTCCCGGCTCACACGCACATAGACCCATCCTGGCCGGTTGGTAACGGCCACCGTGTAGCAGCCGGCGCCGTCCGGTTTGCCCAGCAGGCCCAACACCCAGGAGCGTTGCTCACTCGCCGCCCAGACTCGATCCATCAGCCGCTTAATGTTTGCCATCAGCTACCACTCCCGAAAATCGCCATAAATTCGCCGGAATCGCCAACCTCGCCCGATGGCGATTTGTCCAAAATGGTGTCGCCATCATCCTCGGTATAGATGAGGTAGCCGCCGCCGCCCCAGCCATACCATATCGTCTCGTCGTCGGCGCTAAACGCTACCTGCAACACGCAGTTATCGGTCGTGGTTGTGGCCTGGTCGCTGGTTTTGCGCGTCCAGGTGTCGCCGGCGTCCGACGAACGCCACACCGCCGCCACCGCCGCACTACCGGCCTTGACGATGTATTCATTGTCGGTGTTGTCATGGACGCCGGCTAAGATGAGCTCCTGACGGTCAGTGTCCAACGCCCGAATGGAAAATAGCCCGCGCGCTGGGCCATACTTTTTGCCGCTGTCGTCTGGGCTAATGTCGGAGGCACTGCCGGCCACGCTACGCCACAGCCAGTAATTGAAAATGCTACTGGTGCGGTCAAACTTGCCAAAGTACACAATGTCCTCAGCCGCATTCGATTCCCAGGGGATGTGCATAGCCAGCCCGATGCTATCCCCGGTATCGCCGCCTATCTCACTGGCCAATGACCACGTTGCGCCCCAATCGGTGGTCTTATACAGGTCGCCATCGGGCGCGCTGCCGCTGCTTGTCCAGGCGCCGACATAGGCAAGGCCGGGTGTGCGCGGACTCATATAGATAGCCGGCCGGCTAATCTCCTGTGTCACCGCGGTGCGCGTGAACCCGCTTACGTCAATCTCGCTACTCCACGTGGCCCCGGCGTCGCGGCTGTAGACCACGTAGGTGCGTAGCGGGTCGCTGCCCGTGGCGGCGCTGTAGGCCACCATAATCCACGGGTTGTCGGCCTCGTCGGCTTCATAGTGACCAAATGAGCAGGCGATCTGCGTCCATTCCTGGATACCGGACGCCGCGGTCGTAAAGGTGTGCAACGCTGTGTAACTGGGCGTACCAAAGAGATCGTTGACGCGGTAAACCCGTGTCCCGCTGGCTGCATAGCCGCGGATCTCTGACCCTAGCCCACGATAGCCGGGACTGAAGGGGTCTACCACGAACGTGCGTAGGGGAGATCCAGAAAAGCCGGCTGCTGCTGCTGCCGCCGTGTTGCGGCTCCAGGTCGGCGGTGTGTTCTGGGTAAAATCGCTACATGTCCAGATGTAGCCGTTGCGCCCGATGACGCCGATTACATCCTGGTTGGCCGTCAGCCCAAAGTTGAAGGCCGATTCAGTGCCGGGAACGTTGTAGCTGCCGGTATCCACCGGCGCCGCCGCTTCGACCTCTACGGTCGTGGCCGCTACCCCGCTTGTCTCCCGTTCCCATTGCAGCGCTACCGTGCGGATCAGCCCGGTGTCGCGATAGTCGTAGCGAATCTCGATCTCTTCCACCAAGCCGCGCGCATTGGTGAAGGTGAGGCCGCGCTGGGCGGCCACGGCTGTCTCAATCGTCATCTGCACCCAGGTCAAATCGGACGGCTCGATCCCCTGTCGGCTGCCTTCCGCCAGTGTCAGCCGGAAGCGCGACTGGGGCGCATTGAGCCGGGCATACTTGTGGCCGGCGTAGGCGTTGAGGTCGCTCTGGCTAATGGCCAGATTCTCACCATCATCGTTGGCCTGCTCCCCTTGGCCCGGCGTCGTGCCGGGCGCGATGCAAAAGGCCGTGGCCACGGCGCTGGTGCTGGCCAGGATGGCATTGGAGCGCAGCCAATGCACCCGGGGCCGGCGCTGACCGGTGTAGCTCAACCCCTGGTAGTCGCCACTGTCCAGGCTGACTTGTACCGTGCTTGTGCGGTCGCCGGTATCTTGCAACTGCGGGTCCACGATCACCCGCAGTTGACCGCGGGTGTTGCAGGTCAGGCGATAATCGGGGACCATGCTCTGCGCTTTGCGCGCCACCTGGTCCCACAGGCTGGCGCCTTCGGTGCCCAGCACCTTAAACACGTAGTCGGAACCGGTGCCCGACCAGGTCCAATCTGCCAGGTCTAGCGCGGTGCTCTGCCACTGGAGCAAGAAGTGCAGGAAGCGGTCCATATTTGGCGTCGCCATCTCTTGCCAGGTGCTGGGACTGGCGGCATGTTCGATAACCTGCGGGAAGCCCGGCAGATCCTTCATGCGACCGGCGACATCGACGCAGCGCAGCGTCACATCCCGCAGCGTGCCGGTTTCGGTGGCGTCGATGGAGGCCGGCTCCAGATCGGCCCAGCCGAGAAAGAGGATGTTGGAGCGGTCCGTAGGCCCGCTCGGCTCGCCGTCGGCAATCATCACCAGCGTCCCCTCTAGGTAGCTGCTGGCGGGGATAGCTTCCCGGATGCGCACCGTCAGTTCCTGTCCTTCGACAGTGATGCGGTGGCTCTCGATCTCAAATGCTTCGATACACGGGTCGTCAGCCGGGTCACGCGCAACAATGGGGATGTGGGTCTGGTGAGTGCTGGCGTTAGAATCGTCTACGGATAGCGTGACGTAGCGAAAGCCGGCGGGGAAGGTCGCTGTGATTGTTTCGTCAGTACTGGTGCCGACCGTGATGGTCCCGTCTTTGACATCCCAGCTTAGACTTGGGATTGTCGCCCCCGGCGCCGTCGCGAAACTATCTGCCGCCGAAAGTGTTACCGTAATTACTTCACTGATGGAATCAATCGTGCCAAAGAACCCCGGCCCGCCGTTGGCCACGGGTGGACTGTCGCCGTAAGTGGCGAAGTCCAAGTCGGCATCCACAAAGGTTTCCCCATCGTCGCTGATCTGCGGAATCTTGGCCCAGACCTCAAACAAGTCGAGCACGCTGAGATGCGCGTTGTCAGTGAGGGTGACTTCACCCGGGTGTGTCCCCTGGCTGCTCAAGCCAATATACAGCGTGTCGCTATCCGGGAACTTCCGCACCCGGGTGCGCCCCAGGTCGCTGGCGCCCGCCGTGCTGCCAATGAGCACCGTTTGGTTGAGATAGACCACGCTGTAACTACCGGTCGTCACGCCATCGTAAGCAAACTCAGCAACCGGGTATGTAACCCCTGACGGCTCATTGATTCGCCCAGCGAAGACAACCGTCGGTTGTAACAAAAACAGCCGTATGGTCATAGGGCCACCAGGTCTCTGACCAAGATTGTCACATCCCGTAGGAAGTACTGCCGGCGCCCGCCGTCTCTGCCCAGCACCGGGCGGATGGCTCGCCCGTTGTAGCGCTGCGGCCCATACTGTTCATCTTCAGCATAGAGCGTCACCAGCGCCGTTTCGGCATCGGCCAGGCCAAACTGGTCGAGCACGCTGGTGTAGTCGTCAGTCGGCAACACGGAGTAGCGCAGCCGCACAAATGGCCCTTCGCGGTGCGTCACCCCGTCGGCGCCATAGCTGACACGGGTGTACTCCAGCCCAATGCTGGCCGGCTGCGGATCGCACACCTCCAGGTCAATCAGCGCCTGATCATGGCCGGTCTTGACACGATAGTCGGACATTACTCTGCCGCCTCCCACTCGGACGCGTGAAACACATAGCAGCCACCGCCGTCAGCGAACGCCACTTTGCAAGCCCATTCGTTAGGGACGGCAAGGTACTCAACCCCCTCGTAGCGCCCCATCTTGCCTGCGTGCGGATGAGGCAAAACCATACGCACCTGCTCCCCCGGTGCGATGGCTTGACGCCGGCGATCAGGTACGCGCACCTTGTTAATGACGCCTGATTTTAGTGTGTCGCTCACTGGCTCGCCTCCTCCAGCAACCGCTCCAGCTCCCGGCGTACCTCCCGGGCCACCCCCGTCGCTGACTGCCCGGACGCGGCGTTGACAATGACATCGCCAATCGTGATGGTGCGCGCCCCGCCGCTGCGCAGAACGTCCGCCGTCGGCGTGTAGACCGGCGTTGCGCTGCCGCCGCTGCCGCGCAGAATGTCCGCGGTCGGTACGCCGCTCGCATTGAAGGGCGGATCGGGAAATTGCTTGCGAAAGGCCTTCCAAAATTCCTCAAACTGCTTGAGGGCTGCGTCCTGCTGCTCCTGTTGCGATTTGCGCCAGGCGGCTTGGTAGATGCCCAGATCGCTCAGTTGCTGAATAAAGCCCTCATTGAGCGCAGCCCGCTCTTCCGCCGCCTGCCGGCTAATCTGCGCCAGGCGCTCGGCGTGGGCGGCGTCCAGTTGGGCCAACTGGCGGGTGTGGTCGTCAGCCTGGCGCTGGAGCCGGATGGCGCGATCCTCGTCTTCCTGGGCGGTCTGCTGTGCAAAGGCCCGGCGCATATCGGCCAGCCGCTCGGCGTCGGCCTCCCGAGCGTCCTGGAGCCGGCGCTGATGGGCCTTCAACTCGTCGGCAATGCGTTCGTCCAGGGCGGCTTGAATGTCCTGGCGCTGCTCGCTGTAGTTCGCTTCAGCGTCCTGCTGCTGCTGGGCGAAGCGCCGCTGCTCTTCACGCACGGCGACGGCATCCAGGCGTGCCGCGGCACTCAGCAGCCGGTCGCGGTGGTCCCGCTGCGCCCGTTCCCGATTGCGCTGATAGTCCTCTTCCAGTTCTACCAGTCGCTCATTGCTGTCGGCGCGCAGATCGGCTAGCCGCTCGCTGTAGTCAGCCTGCCAGCGCGTATCCCGGCGCACGGCGTCGGCCTGCAAGTCGGCCACCTGCTGATTATAGGCGGCAATGGCCCGCGCTCGCCCGCGCTGATAGTCCTCTTCTTCCCGCAGCGCCGCCAGATTGTACTGAGCAATCGTCTCTGTCCGCTGCTGCTCATACTGGCGCTGGGCATCCAGCCGCGCCTGGCCGGCTTCCCGCTCAATACGGGCGGCCGCGGTGGCCCACTCGCGGATCGCCTGGTCGCGGGCGGCGGTGTCTGGCCGGCTGGGGCCTCTGGCCACCCCACCGCCTTCCACGTCGGGCGTTGCGCTGCCACCAACCTCTGGCACCATAAAGTTCATAAAGCCGCGTAGGGCATCCCGGTTGCGCTTGGTGAGATTGGCAATCATGGCGTCAAACATCTGGTTGGTGGCTGCCTGCAACCCGGCGCCGCCGGCACTCAAATCGGCGCCTACGCGCTGCAAGGCGTTGCCCCCCATGCCGCCCGGTAACATGCCACCAATGGCACTGACCACACCGCCAATCGACGTAGCCGCGCCGATCACCGCATTGACCAGCGTGCGCAGGGCATTGATCAGCCCCGTGCGGATAATGCGGTCCACCTCCGAGAAGGTAAACGCAATGTTGACCAGCAGTTGGCGCAAGCGCAGCCAGGCTTCGCTTAGGCTAAACTGCTGCATCTGTTGGTTGCCTGTGGCGCCGCCCACCGCGTTGACAATGCCCACACCGGCCGCGGCGCCGGCGCCGGCGGCCAGCGCACCCACGCCCAGCCGCCCCAAGCCGCCCAGAACGCCCAGCCCCCGCAATTTTTCCGCGGCGATGACCATCTGGTTAAGTAATAGGAGCGCCGGCACCGCCGCAGCGGTGAACGCAATCAAGCCCGCTGCGGCGGTCGTCAGCCCTGGATGCTCCTCGCGCGACAGGGAGACAAACTCGCGAAACATAGAGAGGATGGGCTGAAGCTGCTCAAAGAGCGGCGTAAAGCCCTCGGCCAACAATAGGCTGACCTCGTTACGCACCCCCACAAAGGCGTTGGCCATGGCGACCGCGGCCTCCTCGGTGGCGCCGCGGCGCTCCAGAATGTAATCAAGCGCCTGGCCCAGGTCTTTGAATTTGGCGACGGCGTCATCGACCACATCCTTGGGGATATTGAACCGGCGTTCGAGTGAGATGGTTTGCCCGGCCAAAAATTCGAGGATGGCAATGGTTTCGCTACCGCGCTGCGCAGCGGGGAAGAGTGAGCGCAGCCTGGCGGCGCGGCTGATCCAGCTATCGAGGTCTTTTGCTCCCTCCTTGAGTGATGGCAGCAGCGCCCGGCCCAGCTGCACAGCGCCTTCCCACTCCAGGCCATATTTATTGGCGGCGTCAATCAACTGATTGGTGAGCGCCACCGCCTCTTTTTGGCTGCCGACAAACTGGCGAAAGGCGATGGTGTAGTTGCGGAGATTGAGGGCTCCCTCCAGGCCCAACTTGGTCAGCAGGCCGGCGCCGGCGCCGATAGCGAGTAGTTCCGCATTGACACTGCGTAGACTGGCGGTGAGGGCAGTAAAGCCGGTGGTCATGCGCTGCGCGCCGGTTGCGCCGCTGTTCATCGCCTGGTTCAACTGCTGCGCGAGGCCGCGCGCGGTCTGCACCGCCTGCGCCAGTTGGCTGGTATTGAGAACAATTGTTCCTTGCGCGATTCCTAGATTTTGGCCGCCACCGATGGCCCCTGCTGGTAACATGCTACTCCCTGATCATCTGGCCCGCGGCCAGTTCCAGTTGGATATCGCGCCAGATGACCGGCGCCCACGTATCGATGGCCGGCCCAACAATCGCAAAGCGCCCCCCCTGCATCGTTTCCAGGTAGAGGCCACCGTAATCCGTGCCATGCTGCAATAGGATTAGCGCGGCTTGGCCGGTGATGTCGATCACCTCGGCTTTGAGCGTCGCCCGCGCCTGGCCGGTGCGATCCGTCCAGGGCGCGTTGGCGCGCATCCACGCCTCGATCTTGGCGGCATTGCGGTTGGCGACCCGTTCCACCTGCCGCCGCACCTGCGCCGCCCTGACCTCCCCTAGCCACTCGACCAGGCGTGCCGGGGTGAATCCGCTCCACTCGATTTTCCAGTTGAACCAACCAGCCATGCTTCGACTCCGCTCAGCAACCTCAGCCCACCTCATCCACGATCAACCCCTCAACATCCCCCGGCAATTCCTCATCGCCGCCGACCCCCTCGCCAAGCACAAAGCCCGGTGTGAGCAACTGTTGCAGCGTATACCGGTTGACCCACTTGGGGGCCCGCTCGCCGCCTGCGTTGATCTGCTCTTGAGACGCATTCTCAATGGTCGTGCCCAACAGCACCACCGCGCTGTCCAACTGGAGCGCGGCCCAGCGATCAGTAACGCCCACCAGGTCACTGGGCCGGCTGTGGCTGCCCTTCGCCGTCAGGTACAGGCTCCATAGTTGCCTTCGGTTCATAACGAAAGTGTTGCAGCGCGGCCGCACCTCGGAGCGCCAGCGTGAACACGTGTACCTTGTCGGCCAGATCCAGGTCTTCCAGACTGATTTCATCCTCAGCCTGGGGATCGTCCACAATGAGCGGGGTGACAAAGGCCGCCTTGCACACCAGATCGCACACCCGTTCGATTTGCGCCAGGTCGCCGGCGGCTAGCTTCAGCGTTTCCGGCGTGGCGCCCTCCTCGGTGGCCGCCACCATGCCCAGCGTCTGGGCAATGGTTTCGGCGGTGGCGTCGGCGCCGGCGAAGAGCATTCTGGCCACCAAGGGCGTCAGGATGTCGAGAATCTCGCCCTCTTGCGCCAGCTTTTCGGGTGGGACGGGGCGCAGGTGGGCAATGTTGCCGCTGGGCAATTCGATAGGTACGCCTTGCGTGCGCACCCCCCGCCATTGGGCGCCGGATGTGGCGCTGAGTAGTTTGGGCGCCATTAGCTAAATCCTGTCGTGGTGCGCAGGGGAATCTCCAGGCCGGTCAGGGCGGTGAATTTGCGCTGCCGTAAGATACCGTTGGTGCTGCCCTCGTACACGGCTTGTAGTTCCATTGCCGGAATCAGGTATTGATTGAGCTGGGCCTGGTATTGGATGTTGCCGGCGATTTTGCATTTGGGCGCAAAAATGTGGAGGTCAGAGCCGCCGCCGCTGCCAACGATGCGGCCGGCCACGGCGATATAGGGAACCTCGTCGGTCTCCCCGATCATGAAATCCTCGTAGCTGGCATTGGAAACGAGCGTGCCGCCCAGCAGGATGTCAAGAACATTCAGATCGACCGACGCCATTGCTAGACGGAACGTAGCGGAAATGATGCGGGTGTAGCGATCGAGCACCACGTCATCCCCCTCGAGCATATCTGTGGTGACCACATACTCCAGGGTCATCTCACGTGCGCCCAAAATCGGGTAATCGGTGCCAAACGTGTTTTCACTTGTCCAACTGGCCAGGTGCATCTCGCGAAGCCCCCTGTGAAAGGTCTGTAACGCCATAGAAAACTCCTATTCTTGAATCGAGTACACAACAAAATCAATCCGTGACATTGCGGCGTTACGCAGCGCCCCCGGATCACGCAGATTGCCCAGGCTGTTGACCCAGAACACTTCCAGCGAATCAGCAAACTGATAGCCCTCGAACAGCGTGTAGAGCCGCCCCTTGGCGCTCTGGATGGCGCTGTAGCCGGCGCCGGCATCGGCGTAAAGGTAAATCTCCACGACTTGACTGGCGCTCGCTTTCTGGGCCAGCGGGTCACGCGCGGCGCCGTCCGGCACCAGGTCACGCTGGTGAATCAGCGCACAGGGTTTGAGGTAGCCATTCGCATCAAAAACAGAAGGCGTGGTTTCACGAGCCAGGCCCTCCACACCGGTCGCCTCTTTGGCCCACACGCCGCCGGTGAGAATGGCCATCAGGGTGGCGTCAGCCTCCATGACCGTCTCAAAGTCCGTTTCGCGACTCATGCGTCATCTCCTCTACAAAGGCGATCAGATCCCGGCAATACTCCTCGGTCGGCGTAAAGCCGTACTCAATCTCAATCGCCGTGCGCACCAAGGCCACATCGTGCATATCCGCAATCTGGCGTAAAGTGGTAGGGCCATCGTGGTACTTGGGCGTCACGGGTGGTAACAAATGAGTGATGGATCCAGCCATAGCTCACCTCCCTGTTTATGCAACTCGCGACAGAAGCCGACGAAACAATCTTCGGGGAAGTGCAGCCACTGGGCCAACTTCCAACGCAGCGCGATGCAACTGCCGGCGCTGTCCAGCTTGAGCATCTGGCCGGCCACGATGTCAGGGTGATAGGGCGGGCGCTTAGTGAAGCGCAACCCGCTACAGCGGCTTCCCCAAGTATCGTAGTAGGTGACCTTCGGCGGGCTATCCAGAATCATCGGCGCCACCGCCGGATAGACCGTCAACATCTCCAGCAGGCCCACCATCGTTTCCGGCTCCCAAATCAAATCAGACTCGACGTAGATCACGGCGTCGGTGTCGTCGGGGATGGCCGCCCAAATCTGATTGCCCACGTAGGCCAACTGCTGGAAGCGCTGCTGGCTTTCGATGCTACCAAAGGCCGGCCCGCCGTGCGTACAGTCGGTAATGGCCGCTTTGAAACGGTACGTAGCCGCCTGGAGCGTTTTCAGCGTATCGTCGGTGCTATCCCCCTCGCCCCACACGAAGCGCAACGTATGGCCACGATCATGCAACGCTGTATCTAGGGCGTGAATCTGGGCAAAGTAGCGCTGGAGATACTCGCAACTATTTCTAAAACTCGAGCAGAGCGTCACATTCATCTGGCGAATACCTCCCGGTCTCCAATCTTGCGCGCCGGCACCCCGCCCCAGACTTCCCACGCCGGCACATCACGCACTACCACGGCGCCGGCGGCAACGATGGCGCCCGTTCCAATCTCGACGCCAGGCGAAACTACAGCGCTACTGAATAGCACCACATACTCCCCAATGATGGTTCGGTGTCGAACAACGTGGCAACGTTCGGCAGGTTCAGCGGCTGAAATATGTAGATACGTAAGGTCAGGGTAGCCGCCGGCAATTTTGACTCCACTGGCGCAGCCAGAGTGAGCGCCGAAAACCACTTCACCCCCACCCCCGTTGATGTGGCTAAAGCTGGCGATATGGACGCGTTCACCGATGGTAACACCCTGCCCCCCTTCGATTTTGATCAGCCCGTCCAAGCGCGCATAGGCGCCAATTGAGATCATGTCGGGGCGCAAGAAAATCGACAGATGGGGGTCGAGAATTTGCGCCCCTTGCCCTAGGTGCCGAAACTCCCACGGTGCGAATTTCATCAGCCTACACCGCCTCGAATAGCCCTTGTATCTCCCCAAGGGTTAAAATCACCGCTTCGCACCTATACTCGTCGTTGCCCACGGTAAACCTATAACCTTCTTTTATGTCGGTATTTGCCTGTGTTGCATGGTTACGCACGCCGAATACCACAATCTTTCTACTGGTCGCCTTGCCCGCTTCACTCATTGCGCTACTGGTCGAGCTATCGCTTTCGATCCGCACCGTCTGCGCGCTGAGGGTCACGCCGGCCGGCGTGCGGAAAGCGACCGATGACGGCTTATCGTTGATGCGGCGCCAGGCCAGGGCAGCCCGGTCTTGTTCGACGGCGGTCGGCAGGGCCGCCAGGTCGCCGGCATCACCCAGCCAGGCAGAGAGTAAGATACTCACGCGTCCAATCCCTCGTGCACCATCGTGTTGAAGTAGCTGAGCGCCTTTTCGTATTCGGTAATGGTCACCGCATAGCGCCGTGCGCGCTCACTGCGGTCATCGGGCCTGGCTGCCTTCAACTTGCGCCAGGTTGCAACGAGTGTGTTCCAAATCTCTTCGTCTACCGTGGCCGGCTCATCGAGCGCGACCGATAACCAGGAATCGGCAATGGCCGCTTTTGCCGCCAGCTCCCAACCTTGCTGAATCTCTGGTTTTATTTCGCTCCATTGGGGGATGGGCTTATGGTCGTAGGTCTTACCGCCCACCGCGGCGCCATACGCCTCAAAGGCGATTTGGCCCGCTGTTTTCGTGTCGTTTGGCATAGGCTTACCCTTCGGGATATTCGCGCACCTTGACCGGCTTGCGCCGCACGCTGCCGAAGCGCGCCGCTCCGCTGCCGGCAGCGGCCACGGCGTCATCGACCTTGTCTTCCCACACCTTGAGTAACTCTTTCAGATGCTTGAAGACATCACTCAGATTCTCGGTGCTCTCATTTTGGCGGTAGGTGGTCAGCTTGGCGCTACTGGCCAAGACCCCCTGGATCGCCAACACTCGTGTGTACGCGGCAATCGTGGCCGTGTCCGTGTATCGTTCGCCGGCCTCCTCGAACAGGTCGTCGGCATCGTCGTCACTCAGCGCCGCCTCCGATGCACCCACATCCCGGCGCAAGCGCGCCTGCTCTGCCTCTGTGGCCACTAGCTCACCTCTTTCCACACATCTAGTACACCCTGCGCAAACCGGCCCCAGGTGTACATGGCGCCGACCGCGGGCGCTTGCGCTTGCGCCCGGGCCTGGTATTCTTCCCGGCGGTTCGCCACGTCGCGCAGCATGGCCACCAGGTCGACGGTGTCTACCTCGGCCCACTCGCCCAGATCCATCTTGCTCAGCCGCCCGTGGTGGCTCCAGTCGGCCCGTACCCGCCGGCAGGGGAGGGGCACGCCCCACGCATCAATGTCATCGGCGGTGCCGGCGAAATTGGTGGCCAGGGCAATACACCCGCAGGCTGCCGCCTGCCTTGGCAGCAAGCCAAAGCCCTCTCCACGTGTATTGGCGATCATGGCATCGGCGCGATAAAACAGGTCTCGCATCTGCGTCTCGCTGTAATCCTCTTGGATTAGCTCGATATTGGGGTTGAGGATGGTAGCGTTGATTTTACTCTTCCGCCCCTTGAGAATTAATTTGTACCCCGTGTCATCCCCAAAGGCGGCAATAAATGCGTCCATCGCCTGAATGCCCCCTTTACGCAGCCCACGATCAATGAATGCCAAAAAGGTAAAAGGTCGGCTGTCACAGCGTGGCGCCGGCCTGTAGATCTCGTTGACACCCAACGGGATTACATGAATAGGTACGGTTACGCCGGCCTCGCGGAAGATATCGCGGCAAAAGCGGCAGGGTGTCACAATGGCACTGCACGCATTTAGCGGGCGATCCCAGCCCTCTGGAATCTTCGAGCTTTCAAACATCGTGACCGCCACCCTTGGCCCCATCTGCAACAGGGGATTGGGGTATTGCACGTGTGTTGTCGGATACCCGCCGAAGATGCCACCCATCCCGGCGCGCACGGGCTGCCGGATCAGAGCGGCAATCTCCGCATCCTGAAAGGCCACCTCGCGCGGCCCCAGGCTGTATAGGTTGACATAGTTGCCCAGCCGCTGTAGATGCCGGCCTAGCTCGATGGCGATCAGACCAAAGGAATCTGCCGGATCCAGCGCGCCGGGCGTGCAAACGTTGAGAATCATAGCGTGTCAGCCCCCCTGTAATGTATGGGCCGGCGACTTGACCGGCCCATACATTACGGCCAGGTGATCTCCTCGACTGCACGCAGCGGATTTGCATAAACACCATAGTAGCAATCGTATACCCGCTGGGTAACAAACCGACTGGCATCCATGTCTTCGCCGTCCAAGCGCAAATCCTGCTTGACATAGGACTTGAAATCCATCATGCGGTTCGCCTTGTCGATCAGATAGCCCTTGCCGGAAGTTACGCCGCTGTAGGTGGTTGTCTTGTTGCCACGCGTGCCAGTCCAGCCATCATAGACAATCACGTCTTGAATCTGGCTGATTGCGCTGCTCTGTAACTGCACACCCTCCTGTGGCACGCGGAACAGGGCTTTCTCAACGCGGAACGCCTGAGCGCTACTAACGAGCAATGAATATGGCCCGCGGCGCGGGTTACTGGTGTCTGTCTTGGACGCCGTAATGGCCGCCTCGATTGTGAGCAGAATATCTTCCTGGTCGGTTGCGCCAGAACTTACAGCGCCGGTCTGATTGGCGCTCCCGTAGCTGTATGTCAGAATCGGTGCAAAGTGCAGATTGTTCAGAAGGGCAGAATGGGCGATTCCAGCTTGACGCTCTACAATCGCCACATCCCACAGGCGATTGTACGTCACGAGATCCTTTGTGTACTCTAGCCCAGCGCCATAATGCCGGATCCGCACGCTCTCTTCCGAGCTGCCCACCGTGACGAATTTGACCTCGCCCCCTTCGAGCACTTCTTCAAACACCACGCCACCCGGCCCGATCTTGTAAATATTGATCAATTCAGGCAGGTTGGGGTCATTGATTACATCGTAAATGGGCGCGTAGAGAATAGGTTCTTCGTCGCGTCCGGCATCCACTTCAAACTGCTGGCGCTGATTCCATTCATCGCTGAACGAATCAGACCCAATAAATTCATAGACTCGCTTGCTGGAGCCGCCGCCGTCGCGGATTTCACGCAGGTGATCAGCCAGCCGCAGCCCCTTGGGAAAAGCGATTTTGGGGCGCTCCTTGGCGAGCAGATCCTTGCTCCAAATCTTAATGCTCATACTCAGTGCTCCTTCAGGCTCACAGCCTGGTAAACTCAGACATTCGTCAGCGTCACTTCAACGCTGGATCAGCGCTGCTTAGCTGGCCAGGGCGTTGTGGGCCAGCATGATGCCGGTGACAATGTTGTTGCCGTCCTTGTCCGCGGTGGCGCGGAAGAAGGCGATCTTGTTACTGCCGGCGCTGGTCGTGTATGCCTCGTCGTCGGGATAGTGTCCTGTCACCGTGGGTACGGTAATATAGACAATCTCCCCCTTCGACACGCTGAGGCCCGCCGGCACCGTGAACTGATACTCGCGGTCATCCACAATCACGGCAACGGTGTCGCCGCTCGCGCCGTCGCCGCCGGCCAGCCCTAGCCAGCCGTCAGCGTAGACCACCGCCCCCTTGACCACGGCGTAACCCAAATCGACGTTGACGGATTTTCCGTCACTTTCCAGATACGCAACTGAACCGGCTACGGTCGTTGCCATAAAGAACCTCCTTGGCTATTTAGCCATGAAATGCTGGTAGCTGATAGCTGATGGCTGTTAGCCAGCCGCCAATTAGTTGGTGGCCGGAATAGCGAAATACTTCGGCGTCTTCTGCTGTCCTGCCACCGGCGTGCGCTGGTTCGGCCCCATCGTTTCAATCACGCGGGCCTGGAGTAGCGCTTTCACACTGTCCAACTCACTCACCGCCTTGTACGCCGTCTCGGCCTCAGCTACCGTCTGCGGGTTGCGGGCGGTAATGAGTTCGGTCACCAGCGGCTGCACAGACTCCAGCTTGATGCCGTCCTTGACCAACTCGGTAATGCGGCTGGTGACAGCGGCCTTAGCCTGCTCCGCTTGTACCCGCTTCATCTCAGCAATGGCGCCGGCCACATCCGCCTTGGCGTCCAGGCCCAGTGTCTCGCGAATCGTGGCCACCACCGCCACTTCCGGCGGGGTGGCGACAGTGGCGATCACCGCCTGACGCACCGGCTCCGGGAGCAGGCGGGCATCGTCGGCGGTCATTTCGTTGATTAGTTGCAGTTTGTCCACAGTTCTTTCCTCCGTGGGTAATTCAGCCGGTGAAACCGGCGACTGCGGCTGTTGAAATTCAGTCGTCAACACCGGCACCGCCGCCAATGCCGGGATGCCGGCCCGATCGGCCGGCGCAATGTCGATCTGCGCCAGCTTCAGCGTGTCGGCTTGCATCCGATAGGCGCGTAGGGACTCGTCCCAAACGCCATGCGCAAACGCATCAATGGAGGTGGCAATCGATTTGCCTTGGGCCTTGTAGCGCCGGATGCGGTCTCGCACCGGCCCCGGGGGGATATACCCTTTGCCCCAGAGCGTATCCTGCCCGCGCACGGCGCCCACCCAGTGGATGGCTTCGGGCGGGAACTCGGTGGCCCGCTGCGCGTCGCTCAAGTGGCCCATCAGGCCAATCGGCTTGTTGGCCAGGGTCTGGCGCTCCAGCTCCTGAAGCCAGGCATCGTCATAGTAGCGTTGGTTGCCGCTGGTGACGCCGGCCTTGCCAATGGGGATGGTGAGGAAGACCGGCTCCGCATCGCCGGCGATCAGGGCTGCATAATCAACGTCAGCGGCAATCGGCACGTTGGGGTAGCTGCCGCGCAGTTCCGAGATAATTGTGATGTCCGTAAACTGACCACTAATTTCTTTGACTGGATTCCCCATGTTCCCCTCTTCCCCCGGCAACCCGGTATTCTGCCGCCGTCACCCCATGCAACCGCAGCAGCGCCGGCCCCACCGTCCGGGCGTCCACCTCGCGGTCTACGTCGCCGGCCTTGTGGCCTCTGCTCTTGGGATAGGCTTTGATGGCGGTCTTGGTCTTCTGGCCACGCTTGGCCGGCTGCTGTTTAGCCATCGGTCACATCCTCTACGAACAAATAGCGATCATCTTCGGCCAATGCGTCCAGTACGGCGTCGCTCGACGATACCAATACCAGGCACGTCGGCGCCTGCGGCACCTGGTCGACACACGACCACCCGTAGCCATCCACCGGCGGATTGCCCACCAGTTGGGCAATGTCCAGGTCTGGGCCCCCTTCGGTAAATGGGACTACAAAAATTGCTTTGGCCATTAGAAGTCATCCAGTGCGGCATGCTCGCTGTCAGATCCACATGCGAGAATGAGCAAGTTGTCAAAAGTATTGCCTACATCCGTGGTATACAGACCTTGCCTTGATCCGCCAGCTAACCCAGCGTCACTGATGGTTTGCACAGACCCAATCAGTATGGAGTTGTATATTAGCCGGAATTCATTCCCGTAACACATGATGCGAATCTGGGCGCCGACAACGTATGTTGCAGCGCTATTGATTAGAGTGGTCTCCGACCCATCTACCCGTTTTATCAACTGTGCATTAGTTCCATTATGCACGGCGTAGACATAGTTGTCGGTATCCGCATAGCGAACAACAACCCCACCAACTCCACCAACCCTAATCGCCTCGGCAGAAATGATTACATCTGCCGCGCCAGTGTCTACGGTTGCAATTGCCACATCTCCGTCTAGCGAACTGGCCTGTGCCACGCCCGACGCCCCCCACGTGCCGACGTTGTCTGCCCACGCCTTCCCGTTGCCGCCGGATCCGATAGTACCCTCGACGCCCTCTTGATGCCCTAGCCCATCCGACGTTCCCCATACACCAAAGCCGTCGCTGGCGAGCGGAGCCGGCATCCATTTCGCACTGGGGATGCGAAAACCGCGCACATCCATCGTCGTACTTCCGCGCGACCCAAATGACGGAAACAACGCCTGTCCGCTGGTTCCGTAGCTGAATGAGTGAGCGAGAAGTCGCCAGATCTCCGTTACGTCGTTCCATATAAAGAAAAAATAGCCGGGCATCCGCTGGATCATGCAGATCCGGTAGAGCACTCCCGTCGAGTAGGAGGCGACGTTTACCGATGCGGACAAGAGCGCGGTGACTATGCCACCACTGATGAACGTCATGATGTTAGCAACATTGTTCGCATTGTTGCCGACCCCAAATCCAACGTCGAGACTGGTTGACCCAGGCACAATTTCAGCGATAAAAATCCGTCCGCGCTCGACAGCTACGCGTTCGTATCCTACCCTCGGATCGTTGGACGCCCCAGATGCGCAAATTGCCGCTCCTCCAGACAGAGAGAGTACGTTGCTGTTGTCCTTGACCGTCCGCCGCCCCGGCCCCGGCTCGGCATCCGTGCCGTTGACGCTGCCGGCGGCGAGGTCGGTGGTGAAGGTGTCGTTGACCAAATAATAGGGCGGGCCCAAAAAGCGCGGCAGGCTGCCCACCGCGCCCCCTTGCCCGTGGCCCAGCGGCGCCTGGCCCAAGAGTACCTGTCTCATCAGTCCACGATCCCCCAGCAGACTTTGTCGCCGTTGCTGTCGGCGTCAAACCAGTACTGGTTGAGGTTTCCGCGCAGCACGACGCCTTCGCCGGGATCTAAGGGAAATCCATTGCTGCTGGTGACATCGCCGGCGCCATCGTTTCCCCACCAGACCGTGCCCGCATTGTCGGGGTGGGCTTTTACGGCCACGCGTACCGCCGTCGGCGTGGCCGTGCCTTGCACCGCCGTCCCTGCGGTGGTGATGGTAAGCTGCCCGCTCAAAACAGTATCGGATGCAAAGGCGTCCGGCGCGGCGTTGCCGGCCAGCACGGTGTACACCACCTTGGGCGGCGCCTCTTCACCCAGGACGCCCACTGCGTTCATAATCGACATGCGTTACTCCCCTCCTTCCATTACGTCATCTTCCCCGGAAACGAGCAGAGGGCCAACCTTCGAGTCATCGTCTACCAGATATTCCGCAAAGAACAACGCATCCGACCCCGTAGCCTCGCCGCCTTCAATGTAGGCCAATTCCTCGGCAGCTTTGCCTGTTGGCGGAAACCACACTGCCATCCGCTGGCGTATCCGGTTGAGTCGCCGTTCTCTTTCCGTGGTCTTTTCGTTCATCATTGCCCTCTCCTGCGCGTCAGATCGAAATAGCCTTCCCAGCTACCATGCCCGTAAGGCTCTTGATCTAACATGAACGCCTTTCCTAGCGGCAGCACCATGTCGTCGGGAACGCTTATATTGGTAATTTCCCTACCGGTCAATGTGTACCGCGGGTGCCGATACGTCGCCACGTCGAATGCTCGCTCAAATAGGGGAAACTCATCCGGCGCAAGGTTCAATCCGCGCCTGGTAACCCACTGCCGAAAGCGTCCGGTGATCTCCCGTGCAAAATCGGGGTCAGCATACTCGGCCCCCTCTTTTGCCCAGGCATAGCGGCCCACGCTTAAGCCGGCGTACAGTTCGGCCCGTTCGTAGTTGGCATCAGTCAGAGCGTCGTACCAGCCGCGGGCGACCCGCATTCCCAGTCCCTGGTTGAGATATTTCTCATCGAACGCTAGTTCGTGCATCTCAGCGCGCCGGTCGTCTGGATACAGGCTGCGCACGACGGTGCCGATGGTATCGCCAGTTGTCTTGTCAAACCAGCCGCCAGAGATAGCGATCCCGTCCTGCCCTAAATCCTCAATCAGCACGTTTGCCCGCGCATCCGGCCCAATGTCGAACAGTCGGACTAGTCGCTCCTGGCTAATCCCGGCCCGGCGCAGAGCGGCTGGTTCGCCGCGGATCGTGACCTCTGTCTGCCGCGCTCTCTCTGCCTGCAAAGCCGCCTGCCGCGCCTGGTAGCGCTCCCACTCGATCCAGTCTTCTTTCTCCTGGCGCAGCCGCTCCGCTTCCGCTGCCTGCTGTACCTGATCTACCGTCCGCTGCACATCCCCTGTCAACACCTCGCCGGCCAGTCGCTCTGGGTTGAGCGCCCCCCGCAGCGCATTCGCGGCCGGGGCCCGCTCGTCAATCGCCTGGCGTAGCATGGCGGTGACCGCGGCCGGGCTGGGGACGGGTACAGCGCGTAGCCTGCAAAGACAGTTGTGAACACAAGCGCCGTTGACGGTATAGCTCTCATCTTCTGCCACAGTCATGTTATACACGTTGCCAGCATATTGATATGACTCAACCGCCAAAATCGTGCTATACTGGGATAGGGCTTGAGAGGGATTAGCTACCCCTCTGACAACTGGGTTTCCTGGCTCAGCGCCCCACCAACTTTCAGGAGATAGTGACAGGAGACTATTATGGTTACATGCCCCATCTGTGGCGTATCCCTGCCCAATTTCAGCGGACACGGCAAGCACCACGGGATCGACACATCTGTCCTTCACGCCTTGCGCCTTGAGGCCGACTATGGCCGCCCCATCGCTGACTTGCTGACTGAAATCTATGTTGTAAAGCGATTGGCGTCCACTCAAATTTTTGCCCAATACGGCATCACCTTCCGTATGCTGCGTCGTCTGTTGGCTGCCCATAGTATCCCCATGCGCGATAGGAGCGAGGCAGTCACTGCTACTTGGGAGAAAGACGACGGGGCACGAAGCCAGGCTACCTCCGAAAAACTGAAAGAGACCAGGGCTGCACTCAATTTCGTTGGCGACAATCACCCCAACAAGCGCCCCGAAGTCAGACGCAAGATTTCCGAAGCCAAGCGCCGAAGCAACCCCGGTCTCGATCTCATGCAAGCGCACGTCCGCCGCGCCCACGAAGAAAACACCATCATCATCACTTGCAAAAACTGTGGGGAACCGTTTGAAGTCAAGCAGAGTCGTGATTTTCAGATGTTCTGTTCTATGAAATGCTGCCTGCTTCACCGCGGCCCCACGAGCATCGAAACCACCATGTCGGAAGCCCTCACCCAAGCCAACATCCAAGCCACAGAGCAACACCGGCTCGGTAAATACATCCTCGATTTCGCCCTGGTCAAGTACCAGATCGCTATCGAGTGCGACGGCATCCATTGGCATGACGCCGACCGGGACGCGCTGCGTGATGCCATTTTGGCAAGCAAGGGTTGGCTCACCTTCCGCTATACGGATACCCAAATCGAAACCGACATTGACGCCTGCATACAAGACCTCATCACCCGGCTGAACGAATTGGGCATCGACCCAACCGCTACGCAGTAAAACAGGATGGTTGCCGGTCACTTCAAACTCCCCTTGCTCTGTCCTGACACGGTAAACCGTTCCCACAAAGGGCGTTGCCCAGGCGGCTAGCACTTGCCGGTAGCGCCCTTTGTGTGTCCATACCTGATCTCCGGCGACGACTTGCTCAATCGGAATGTGTCCACGCTCTGTGTTCACCAGTTGCCCCGGCGTCACGCAGTTGATGTGGTCAGGATACGGAGGCAATTCTGTCAGCGGGTACACCCCGTCTCCGTTGGGACCGCCACGCGCCCGCATATCGCAGCGGTCCGGCTTGGGGTGCGCCGGGTCCAACAGCCACTGCGCCCCCCTCACAAACGGGTTGATGGCGCTGCCCCCGGCCACTGCATCCCCGCCCGCCCTGACCATTTCATGTTGCACCAACACCCGCGGCGCCACTGCCCCCTGATTGCCGTAGGTCGTGTTACCGCGCTCACCGGTCGTTAGAAAATCCTCGACCTTGGTCGCCATCGTCGGCGCCGGCGTTCCACTGCCAATGTGATAGTCCACGAAGCGCGCCACCCGACTGCGCACCTCAATCGCCACCCGCTGAATACGCTCAACGAGGCGAAAGCCGCGCGGGTCAAGCCACTGCGTGAATGCACCCGGAGGGTTCCCGACACTCATTTCCTGTACAGGCCGGCGCACCTGGCCAGGCCGCAACAACCAATCCGTAACCACCGGGTCACTGGATAGCCGGCGCACAAGCGCCGCTTGTCGCTCGGCTTCCAGTTGAATCATGCTGCGTACCCCGTCGTAGAGTAGTTGGGCGTAGGGGGACAGAGGCCGCGTTCCGGCAAAGGGTTCCTCGCCGCCGCCCACATAGTAGGGCTTGAGCACCTGCGCATAAATGGCCGCCATCAGCCCATCTCGCGTCGACCGGCGGTTGGGGATGATGCGCTCGCCCGTCTCACTGCGTCCCGTCGCTGCTTGCAGGAAGAGGCGGCCAATCGCGCCCGCCAGGGCGCGGTGCTCTTCAAGCAGACGCTGCCCGGTAGAGCGCAGCACCTGCCGGCGGCGAGTCAGGAGCGTGACGGCCATTACTCTTCTATAGCCTCGTAGGTCGCAGCAAAAATATCGGGCTTGCAAGGATAGTGATGTAGGCCATCCGGCTCCGTAATTACCCAGTCACCATTTTGCAAATAGACACGCTGCTGATGAATGGTCATCACGTAGGCATTCCCTATCCAGGTTTTTCCATCGCTAGACTTCCTTGGGTAAAACACCCCAGGGACGGAAGGCCCATCGTAAAAGAACTGCATTGCCTCGACCACGACGGGCCGCTTTTGGTACTTAGCCACTGAGCGCCTCCAGCACCGTCTTACGGTTGGCGTGCGCTGCCTCGTAGGTGTGGAGCGCCTGGCGTTGCCATGGCTCCAAACTCGCCACCCGGTCCACAATCTCCTTGGCGGTGTAGGTGTCGTAATCGAGCGCGGCCGCCACGGCGTCCGGATTGACGGGGGTCTCCTCGATCTCGCTTTCCAGCGCCGGCGGCTGTTTCAGCAACGCCAACACTTCGTCCAACTTTGCTTCGATCCGGGCCAGTACTTTAGGCAAGGCCATCGTCGTCATCCTCCTCAATCTGACTATCCATTTGACTGCTCATCAGCAGTTCCTGCTGTTCCGCCTGGCGGGCTTGGCGTTCCTGCCGGGCTTTGGCCAGCACCTCTTCCACGTTTCCCACCCCCACCGGCGCCAGCAGCAGGGCAGTGCGCTCGTCGAGCAACCCTTCGGCAAAGGCCCACTGTACCACCTCCAACGTGAGCTTCCCGTCCTGAGTCAGCTTCTGCCATTGCAGGGTTGGCGTTTCCCGGGAAACACCCGGATTCGTCAGCACCTGGTAGCCGTTGACAATCTCAGCAATCTCCGTCAGCCAGCCGGCGGCGTCACCGCGCCGCCCCTCGATAAAGCGCTCAAAGACCGGCATCTGGGTATTGGCGCTCGCCATGCTGCTGGCAATGGCGTTGCCGAACACAAATTCGGGGATCTCGGCGTGCTCCAGCAATAGGTAAAACATCAGGCCCAGCAGCTTCTCGGTGTCCTGGGTGAACGACCCCGGCGACTTGTACTCAAACTGGGCGCCGGCGACGGTTAAAATTTGGGTGAGATCTACGCCGATGGTCGTGACCTGCTCCGTGGTGCCGTCGGGCAGCGTCTGCGTCTCGCGGGTGCCGTAGTCGGTCCAAAACTTCTCCAGGTCGGCGACATTGTCAAAGCTCAGCACCGGCGTGGGCCGGCCCTGGCGCTCATTGCCGTCCACGGCGGCCTCTAGCGTCGTGTTGTAGCGCTGGAGCAGCTCCACCAGTGCTTCGGCCTCCGGGTGACCAAAGCTGTCGCCCTCATCGAGGCTGTTGGCGATATGGACAATCGCCAGCCGCCCCAGGAGGTTAGGGTAGACCGTAACCCGTGTAGGCCGGCCATCGATGGCGACCGTCTGCACGTGCCGGTCGTCGTAATATTCGTCGGTCATGGTCATACGCTTGGCCAGCCAATCCGGGTGGCCAAGCACCTGGGTGACCCGCCAGCCGATGACGCGCCCGTAGTCGTCATCGGCCACGATGGGATCTACGGTGTCAGGCGACAGCAGGGTCAGGGAGAGATCCGGGTTGACGACAACAAAGGCGTCGCCCTGTTTGAGACTGGCGCGGTAGGTGCGCAGGAGCGCCGGCAGGTGGGCGGCAAACCAGGTATTGAGTTCGGTCTGGGTAGCCTCGTTGGTGGTGCGCCAGTCCACGCCCATCCCCAAGGCCCACGTGGCAATCTTGTTGCACAGCGGCTTGATAAATAGCCCAGACAACTCCAGGCCGCGCGCCCGACAATAATAGGCGTCGCGCCAAAACTGGTAGTCAGGCCGGCCCCAATCCTTGGTGGGCTGCATCAGCGCCGACCGCACCCGCCGCGCCCACGTCGTGGACGCAATGCGCAGCGTATGCGTCATGGCATTGGTGCGCGTCGTTAGGTATTCGAGGATGCGACCGAAAAAGCGACGGATCGGGTTCACACGGACCTCCGCACAGCCTTGCGCACATCGGCGGTCGTGGGCCGGCCTACGATGCGGGCCTGGCGCATGGCCGTGGTATCAGCCAGCATGGCCGCCCTGCCCACATGGGCCAAGGCGTAACTATCCGCCCGATCATCATGCGCCCCGTCCGGTGCGCGCAGGGTAGCCCCCTCGATACTGGCCAATTGGGTATAGGTGTCAAACGAATGCAAGGTTGTATTCCTATCGCGGAAACAATCCGCCATTTCGTTGTACAGCAGCGTTTTGCCCAGCTTGCTGCTCAGCCAGCCGGGGCGTTCGTCGTGCCCATTCAGCCGGCGCAGCGGCGAGTGCTCTTCCAGCCACAAGAGCACGGCATGGCCGTGATTGTTGCGCTCCACCATGAGCCCGGCATTGTTGTAGTAGCGGCCAATCTGATCGGCGTAGGACGCCATCACCGACGGTTGGAGCTTGCCGGCCACCACCGCCACCTCTTCCCCGCTTAGCACGTCCAGCACGGTCAGCGCACTGTCATCACTAGTCGGGTTGCCTTCGGCTGGGTCTACCCCCACCACATACAGCCGATCCGGCTGGGGCATCCGGTAGACCACCAGCCCCGGCAAGGCCGGCGTATTGTCCGGCAAGCCGCCATCCTCTTCGGCAAAACACGCCTCGATCCAGGTCGAAAGAATGCGCTTATCGAGCGAGCGCGGCGCCAGGGCCTCGGTGTCGGTGGCCGGATATTCCTGGTGCAGATCGTCCAGACTACCTGTATTGGCCAGCGTGTCCCGCTTCTGTTCCGCGTACCAGGCCATGGTGCGACCAGGTCGCGCGTACCACGGCAAGAAGAGCGGCAGCCAGGCGTTCGCCTTGCGCTTGGCGGCCCGGTAAATCTGCTTGTACAGGCTGCCCGGATTGCCCTTGTCGGCTGTACTGAGTAGCACCATAGCCCCACCCGCATCCACGGTCGGTTTGACCGCCCGCATATACGCCGGGAGATCTTCCTGAAAGTCGGCTTCGTCGGCCAACAGAAACGAAAAGGTATATTGGCGGCCGCCCGTGGTCGGGAAGGCCATCGCTACACTGCCATTGCTCAATGCCCATCGTGACATATTGTCTGCCAATACCCCCTGGCACTGCATCCATGCCGGCAACCGCTCATACATTCCCTTTAGCCGAACGGCCAGCAGATCGCCGGCATCCGTCTCGGTCCGTGAGAAAATGCCCACGGTCGCCGCCGGTCGGAAGAGCATTTGCCACAGCGCATAGCCCAGAATCAGCCAGGTAAAGCCCAATTGGCGGGCTTTGAGGATGACCACCAGCTTGTGGGTCATCAACTGAGTCAAGGCCCACGCCTGCGCCGGCCATAACTCAAACGGAATCCATGCCTCATCGGTCGCATTAAAGACCCAGCAGTAGGCGGCGATGAAGTACACAGGAGAAGCTTCACACAGCGCCCATTCGCTGGCCTGCTCTTCCGAAGTTACCGGCGGGTTGTGGTGTCGGCTCGCTATCTCCATCGCTCGGCTTCTGATTCGGGTCCCAGGCGTGGGCTGCTGCCTCATTCACGGCGGCGGCTGTGGCCCTGGCGGCCGCTGACAAAGCCGCAAATTGATCGGCGTCCAATGCTTGTACGCTCGTGCTCTTGCTGGCCGTCGCGGCGCTGATCCGGTCCAAAATCTGCTTGCTGGCTTCCAGGATATGGCCGGTTTCCGCCCGGCGGATCTCGGCGCCGTCCAGGCCGAAGTCAAAGATGAACACCCCCATCTTGACCAGGTTGGCCAGTTGTTGGGCCGCGCTTTCGCCGGCATCCAGCAGAATATCCAGTGCATCCTGGACCGCCTGCCCCTGCTTCACCCGCACCCACCAGCGCGCCCGCTCAGTGGCCAGATGGAGCGCCAGGGCAATGGCCGGATCTTCTTTCCAGCCCGGCTTGCGGCGGCCGCTGCGCCGCTTCGTCCCGTACCAGATATCCGCCTTGCAGGTGTCCTCACGCTCAAAGACGGACCGCAAACTATTACCGGTGGCCGTCGCCTGGGCGACCAGCAGCACGGTCAACTGCTTTTTGGCGGCATGGGGGTTTTCGATGGCGGCCAATGCCTCGCTAATCTGGGGCGTCAGCCATGCCGGCGTCGATTCCGATCCCATCTTGATCCCATCCTGATCACTTCGTTCTAGTCACCCACCGGCGGGCGCCAGCCCGCCATCTCCTGTTTCGTTCCTATCTTTGGCTATGCGCAATTGAGAAATAGTCTCATCCAACATAGCACTAATTAATGTAACCGTCAATCAATTGTCAGAGTCGTCAGGTTTGAGCAACCAGTAGCGGCCAAAGCGCTCGCACGCCTCGTCAGCAAATTGCAGGGCCGTGCGAAAGGGCTGCCCGTTGATGTGCTCCGGGCGGATCGCCCGGTGGTAATCAAACGGCTCATTCCTGCCTGGTATATGCATCAAAAGCCGGTAATCGTAGAAGGCGCCTGCCGGCGTCACCATCCAGTCTACCGCAAATAATTCGTTGAGGGCGTCCAAGAGCGCCCGCGCTCGGTCGTCAATCTCCATCAAAAGACATACTCCCGTAGATTGTCCGGCGCCTCCTTGCGACCCAGGGCCATCAGCACCAGGTCGGTCAGGTTGATAGCGCCGGTCTTGGCGTAGATGTTTTCCATGTGCGTGTGCACCGTGCGTTCGGCGATGCCAAGCGCCTCGGCAATGCCGCCGCGCGTCACGTGGCCGGCCAGCACCGCGGTAATCACCTCGGCCTCCCGTGCAGTTAGCGGGTGGCCATGCGCCTCGCCCAACTGTTTTTTGATGAGAAAGGGCACTCCCGTAGTTTCGCGCGTAGTCATCGCCAGGCGCCACCTGCAATCCTTTCAGATACCATGTGGTAGGCTCAGTAGCCAGACCGCCATCAACAGAATGAACAACACCCAGGCCGCTACCGCCGCCCAATCCTGGTCATCCATTGCGCCCCCAGGCCAGATATAAAATCGCCGCCCACTGGAGAATCTCACTCAGCAGCATGGCCCCCAATAGCGCTTGCTGGCGCCAGTCGGCGGTCGCCATGGCGCGCACCTGTTGGACTAGCCCCGTGGAGCCGTAGCGGCTATCGCCGATCAAGGCCGCCCGCATGGCGGCGATCTCTTCCAGGACTTTGGCCATTTGGCCAGCCAACGCGGCAACCTGATCCAATTCACGCTGCGACATATCTGCCACTCGATCCAAGGCAATATGCACGTCAGCGCGGCTCGTTGAATTGTCGTTGCCGCTAACAATGCTACTCTCGGCAATATCCTGCCCCGCCGCAACCCCGTCGCGGTCGGCGCGCGCTCCTCCCGGAACGGTCATCGGTGCGCCCCATTGCGTTGCTGGTAGGCGCGGCGGGCGAGCGCGGCGCGGTTGACCTTGGCCACGTTGATCTCAATCGCCGGCATAATCTCCTCGGTGCCGGCGTCCGGCCAGGTCTTGCGCACCTTGCTGAGCACCCAGCGCAGCCGCTCGTAGCCGCGGCCACTTTCCGGCATGAGGGACTCGGCCTCTTGCACCAGCCGCTCGACCGCCTCCTCCAGCATGGTTTGGCGCTCGGCGGGCGTGGCCGTCTGGAGACGGCGCCAGTAATAGAGCGCACCGCCGGCTACCACGACCAGGCCGGCCAGGAAGCCGGCGATCTCCCAGCTATCGAACATGGCGCCCCCTTTGCGGTTGCGTCTGACCACGAGTGACAGCGCCCCACGAGGAGAGCGTCGCTACGGCCAAAATTGCGAGTAGAACGATGATCATCTCCCCTCCTATGGAATCGTGCCGCCGGGCGTGGCAGTAAACAGGCCCTCCAGCGTCGCCTGGAGGGCCGCTACGGTGGCTTGCAAGTCGGGTGTGGGGGTTTGTGTCACCGTGGCCGTTACAGTGGCCGTAGCGGTCGTTGTAGCGGTTTCCGTGGGCGTCGCGGTGGCTGAGCTGGTCGGAGTCACTGTAGGCACCAACGCGGTAACCGTTTGCTCCAAGGCCACGATGGTCGCATTGAGCGTAACGGTCTCACCCGCCGCCAGGGTTGCGACCGCGTCCTGCAGTTCCGCCAACTGGGTGGCTAACGCATTGGCGGTCGGCGTCGCGGTGGCCGTTTCCGTCGCGGTCGGCGTCGTGGTTTCCGTGGGCGTCGGTGTGACGGATCTGGTCGCCGTCGGCGTGGCGGTGTAGGACTGGGCGGCCAGCGTTGCCAGCAGCGCGTCGATGGTGGCCTGGATCTGGGCCGGCGCCGGCGTGGGGGTGGCAGCCATGGCGGCGCCCTCCATCACCAAGGGCAGGTAAACATCCTGCTGGGCTGCCGATTGGCTGGCCAACAGCAGGACGAAAATGAGAAGAATCGGCACGGTATACAGGATTCGCATACTCTCTCGTTTCTCTCCCTCCCAGTAGAGGCGGGCTACGCTCGTTAGGCGCAGGAGACACCCCGCCCCCACCAGATAGGAGAAAGACATGCAGTCGCCAATCAACCTTTGCGCACGGACGTTACCCCGGCGGATGGCTGGTAGCTGGTAGCTGGTAGCTGGTAGCTGGTAGCTGTTAGCTGTTAGCTGTTGGCCAGCAGCCTACAGCCTACAGCCTACGGCCAGCAGTCAGCAGCCAGCAGCTAACAGCTAACAGCCTACAGCCAGCAGCCTACAGCCAGCAGCCATCCGCCGGTTCCAGGCTGATCCCCACATTGGACTCTCTCGGCGGAGGTAACTCGCCGCCGTGCGTGTGTGGGTTGGCTTCCGATAATTGCGTATTTTGTGTGCAGGTGGGTGCGATGCGCGCGGCAATGCGTGCCCATCATAGCACGAGCGTTCTACCATACAAAGCGGTCTTGTTGGCTTACGGAAATTGTCAGCAAAATGGCGGGGAGGGAGGGGGGAGGAGACACGAGATCCCGATCAGCGAATGTTGATCGGGATCTTCTGTTACATACTTAGGCGAACCGTGTGCGCCTTGACATCCGGCAAGCTACGCAGCTTGTCCATCTGGGCTTGGGCTTCAGACTGCGGTACGGTCATTTCGTGCCACTGGCCGTCGGTCGTTTGGTAGACGATTTTAATCACGCTTCCTCCGTTTGTTGTGTTCGGCCAGCGCTACCAGGCGCTTGGCCTCCTCGAGATCAACGCCACTGAACTTCGACGCCAACGCTGCCGTATTCATGCCGGCAATGTCACCCGTCTGTCCAACGATGCCCCTTAGCTCCTGGCCTACCCTAGTCGATAGGCGGATCATGCAGTGCGCCTGGATCAGCCGGTAGACTCGCCTGCACTCCGCACTGGTTGGTCGCCGCATTGGGCCATAACCTGTAATCAATCTCGCACCTCCTCGACTACCATCAAATCGGTCGATTTGCAGCCCAATGCGCTTGCTACCTTATCGACAATTTCAATTTGCCAGTTGTGGCCGTCTAGATTGTTGTATAGCGTGTTAGGGTGGACATTGGCCGCCTCAGCAATAGCCTGAATCGACCCCAGTCCCCTGGCCTCGCCTCTTCGTTTGACGGCCAGGCGATCAAATCTTGTCTTCAACATTGCACCCCCTTCTGTTTGAATTCTACTTTCGGCTAAGAATAACACATTTCTATGTAATATGTCAACACTGAATTATGGGAAAGCACATGATTTTAAGGTTTATCGCGTCATTTGTCGCTTCAAATGTCAGTCTTTTGACAGGTGATTCCACACAATCATGTGGTATACTACATGTAGATGTGAAACGCAAAACCAGCCCCACGGGGCGCACGAACAGGAGACAGAGATGAGCAAGAAACTAGTGACCAGCACCCGCGAATCCGATGGCCGTTTCGCCCTTCGCCTGGAAAGCAAGGCCGCTTGTCAGCGAGACCTACGCCGGGCACAAGAACGCCGGGAGCGAGCGCAGCAGGTCATCGCCGAAAACGCCGAGTGGTGCCAGGCGCAGGGGATGGACCCAGACGAGGCGCAGTGGTTATTCGCCTAGGCGGGAACTCAGAAGGGGGCTTCGGCCCCCGGCCGTAATGCCGGTGTTACCAGGTCGCAACTCCTGGATGAGAAAGGCAGAGCGAGGCAGACCGCTACCCTGGCTGCAAGCCAGAGAAAGGAGGTGAACAACCCCGCCGTGCGGGGTCAACATAAATCAACAAAATAGGAGAGAATCCCATGTTAGTGAAACTAACCTTTGTCCTACAGATGGCCCTCTTTGCCCAGCCCGATGCCAAAATCGCCAACGGGATCTACTGGACCGAGTTCTGGCTAAACCTGGTAGGCAAATTCATCAACTAACGCAATTTTCACCGCAGGGAGTAGCCCTCCCGCCTCAATCGCCCCACCGACAGGTGACTGTGACAAGGCAGTAGAAAGCGAGAGTCAAGGCAATCGCAACCTGACGCAAATGCAAAAGGAGGGTAGTGCAGTATGTGGATTAGACACCGTCGCTACGAAGCGACCAGCAAGTTTATCGGGCTGATCTGGCAAGGCTACGCCGTGATAGGCATAGACATTGACAGTGACGCTTGGGGGGTCACCCTGGGGCCGTATTACCTGGGCTGGTATTGGGACTAGCCGGCGCGCTACCGCCGGCAAGGAACACAACTCACAGAAACTGAAAGGACAGATTGACGAATGGCACGCAAGAGCAACAACAACTACGACATTTTGGACAAGATTCTCAGCGAAGCCGGCATCCCGGAACGCCAGGGCGGCAATCAGTGGGTAGCCGATCCCAACCATCCCGATGGCGGCTACATGGTCACCACCCCGGAGGATTGGGAAGACCTGAAGCGGAGTATTGACCAACTGGAGAAGAAGTTGCGCAGTTAAGGCTCAGCAAGCAAGTGGGCCGGTCGATTCGCTACAATCGCCGGCCCCGGTTCAACCCAGAATTCTGAAAGGACAGATTGAACGTGACAATGGTAACACAAGCACACACGACCGTCAACCCCCTCGTTGCCCAACTGCGGGCCGGCTACGCCAACGACAACCCCGCCTGTTTCTGCCAGTGCGGCAAGTTCTGCCCCAGCGCCAACGCCTGTATCCCGGTGCGCGGCGAGGTGCATCAGCCCTACTGGACCCTGCGCGAAGTGGCCACCGGGCGGGGCCGGGCCTGGACGCCGTGCCTCTACGACCCACAAGAACCGCGCTTCCTGGTCCACACGCTCTACGGGCGCTTTTACACCACGCCCTGCGCCGCAGCGGACGCCCTGGTGGTCCATACCCTACGCACGCAGACGCACCCCATCCGCCTGGACCATGGCCAGTTCTGTCGGGTCGATTTGAGTGGGGTCGAACGCCAGATGGCGCAAGCGCTCTATGATGCCGGCTATGCGCTCTTTCTGGAGCACGTGGACACCCCTGACCTCCGTCATCCGCTGATGGTGGCCGGCTACGCAGCCGCCCAAGCCGAGGCGGAAGCGGCCATTGCCGACAAGGAGCCGGGCTTTGTCTGGACAGTCAGCACGCAGACCATCGATCCCGACGACGCCAACTACGTCCCGTTCCAGATGCCCAAGGAAGCCTACGCCTCCGTGCTGGCCGCCGAGGACCGAGAGGATTGGGTGGGCGCCTAATGACCATGACACTCGCTTTACCCAACGACTCGACCATGCGCCTCCGTGCGCTGCTGGCCCTCCTGTGCTTTGTAGCCCTGGTCTCGTGGGAAGATGCCGCACAGTACCAACACCGCCGGATGCACGGTGACGACGACGGCGGGGCCGCCTGTTCGATGCGCATCGACTGGGCAGCCTACGCAGGCACCGGCGGCAACGCTCATTGAGTGGCTGGAGGCTGTTAGCTGTTAGCCAGCAGCCTCCAGCCAACCGCCAGCAGCCAAATACACAGGAGTGAATCATGGCCGGCGTCTACCTCATTCATTTTTCACCCAGCTACAAGCACGCCAAGCACTATCTAGGCTGGGCAGAAGACATTGACCGGCGCCTGGCCGAGCACGAGATCGGCGCCGGCGCACGCTTGACCCAAGTGGCAGTAGACGTCGGCTGCCGGCTGATTCTGGCCAGGGTCTGGGAAGATGGCGACCGCACCCTAGAGCGCAAGCTCAAGAATCGCAAGAATGCGCCGGCGCTCTGTCCGGTCTGCAACCTGACGTTTACCCTAGACGATGTAGAGGAGATTGAATTCTGATGACAAACGACATCTTAACCAAACTAAGCGCCCCCTTTCACCCTAGCCGGATCACCTGGAAGCCAGGCGCGCTGACCGGCAAGAAAGACAAAGCCCTGGCGCTGGCCTATGCCGACCTGCGCGCCTACCAAAGCCGCCTGGATGAAGTCTGCGGCATGAATTGGTCGCTGTCTTACACCCCTTGGGGAGATCGCATTATTTGTCACCTCACAATCAATGGGGTTACAAGGTCGGCCACCGGCGAAGCTGACAGCCAGTCGGAGCGTAGCGGAATCGCTGGAACAGCCGCCGAGGCGCAAGCCGCCAAGCGAGCCTGCGCCATGTTCGGCCTAGGGCGCTATCTCTATCACCTGCCGTCGCTGTGGGTTGAGTACGATGCCGCTAACCAGCGCTTTACCGAAAAGGCCAAGGGCAGACTACAGGGGATGATCGCGCAGCACTACCAGCGTTGGCTGGATGGGCAGGGCGGCGATATCGACGCCGGCGACGAGGGCAGCGCCGATGACCGCAGCGATGACAGTGGCCCATCCGGCGGCGCCGAAGCCGTTTCCCGGGAAACGACTTCGGCAGGCTCAGCCTCCGACGCGGCCAAGCTGGAGGAGCTGGGCAAAGAGCTTTACGGGGAACAGTGGGCGCACGTCAAGGCCCACAACATCAAGCGCCTGACGGGCGAGGAGACGGCCCCCCTGACCAGTGAGCAGATCGCCACGCTGATGAACGGCCTGAAAAAGCTCAAGCAACAGCGCCAGACGGCGTAAGCAGCCAGGGGCAGGGCCTTCCTGCCCCTGGCCTCAAAAACATGCGAAAAAATCTACAGGAGGAGTAACCAATGACAACCACATACGTAACCACCCATTACAACCCGCAAACCATCGTTTGGGCACTGGGCGCCTTGCTCTGCGCTATCGCCGGCCTGTGGCTGACGCTACGCTGGGCCGCGCTGCCGGCGGCAGCCTTCGCCGTCGTGGCGGTGATTCCGCTGGCCTTTTGGCTCGGCTTAGCCGGCCTGGTCGTGGGCGCCTGGGTAACCTATCCTCGTTCTCATTCTCGTTGATGTAGTTCTGGATCTCTTTACGGAGGTGAACATGGATATTAAGCTTTGCGAGTGTGGGTGTGGACAACCTACCGCGGCAGCGAAAGGGACGCATCGCGCCAAGGGAGTATTTAAGGGACAGCCCCAACGGTTCATTGCCGGACACGGGGCAAGAAAACCCAGACCGGAGCCACCCACCTACAAGGATGATACAGCGCGATATATCGCGCTGACCCAAGACAAGTTTGCGTTAGTGGACGCGGAGGATTACGAGTGGCTTATGGGCCACGCATGGTACTACACTTCGGGCTACGCCTGTCGTTATGGCGGCAAGGAGCACAATGGACGCTAGTTTTTATCAGAAGGATGGGAAAAGCTTGTACTTGGGGACATACACTGACGAGACTGACGCAGCAAGGGCCTACGACGCCGCGGCCCGCCAGAAATTTGGAGAGTTCGCCCGTTGCAACTTTCCAGCGGACGGCACCGCCTAAAGAGAAGGTGACAAGATTGAAAGCGAAATGCAAGGCTTTGCGGATTTACATTAACCTTGCGATAATATATCATGCTCTTTACAAAAATAACAGCCCGGCGTGGCGGACATTGCTAGTGGTCCACGCCGGGCTATCCGAGAGTCGTTGCTTGCCCAGGCAGCGACTTTTTTTATTATACCACAGCGCGGCTACGGTAGGGAACACCCGCTTACAATTTAGGCGAAAACTCGATCACGCCACGTGTCCGGCGCGGGGTTGGCCGCCCGTGTGCTGCGAAACACGCACTCGCGATGGTGCGACACCGCCGGTCGGCGCGGCGTCCATTGGGGCCGGCGTCCGGCTACGTCAATCTCGTAGGCCAGGAACCGCCCGTGCTTATCGCTATGCTCATAGACCACCAGGGTAACCAGTTGTTCTTCCATGCGTTGCCTCCTCTCTGCTACACCTACAGTATATCACAAAAAAAAGAGGCGCCCTACAAAAGGCGCCTCTCTGCGGGCTACAGCCCACACCCCCACCGTATCCAGAGGAGAAGTCAGAGAAAGGAAATCGTCATGCGCTGCCTACTATAGCACGACTGCACGCCCATGCAAAGCCCTTTTTGGCTGGTGGCTGTTAGCTGTTAGCTGTTAGCTGTTAGCCAGCAGCCAGCAGCCTTCCGCCATCAGCCACAACGCGCGACAAAAGACGGTTGCCGCGTACAGCAATATTTTGTTTTCGCGGCCCCTGGTGAATGCTATACTGGTCCCATCTTCAAAACTGCCCCACGCGGCCAGACCCCCTCTGCTCAACTCAGCCTGCTTTCCGCCTAACCGCCCGCCTTCCGCCCGCCGCCTTACGAAGCGCGCGCAAACCGGGCGCAATTTGGGCGCGCTTTGCGCAAATTGGGGGATTGACAAAAAACGGGAATGGGCGTATTGTATTAGTGTGTCAACGAGTCACACTATCACCGAGGAGCTTATGAGACGAACCCATGTACATTTAACCGAAAAGCAGTGGGGTAGACTCCAGTCGCTAGCAGGCGACACGGGGCTAAACGTTTCGGAGCACGTGCGGCGCGCTATTGATAACTACCTGGATGAGGTAGAATCAAAAAAAGAAAACACTGAAGATAAGGCAGTGGAAAGCGGAAAGCCGCGGCAGTGATGGCAGCGGCGCCACCTCCCGACCAGGAACCTGGCGCCGCCACGTAAACGCACCTTAACAACCGAACCAATGAGCGCTTGCGGATGAATGCCCCAGTATACTGGAGAATGCACCGGCAAGCAAGCTCATTGGCAGATTATTAAAGTCTACAACCGCGCTGCGGGTGCAGTGCGGACTGTATTCAGTAAAGGAGAGTCTATGTTAGACCAAGAAACGATTGCGGCTATCGAAGCCATTGTCAACCGGCTGCTTAATGAACGAGACACCCAGCGGGCTGCGCAGGAAGCGAAGGTCGCAAAGGATGTAGCCACAGTAGTCGGGCAGTCGCTTATGCATCTGGCGGCGGATCTTCATCTCGCAGGCCCGACGAAGGCGGTTTCTCCAATAGACGGAGAAGCCCTGTCAAGGTCTCTTGGATCTCATTCGCTACCGGCTCATCGGGAAAGTTCTCTGTCGTCTTGGCAGACCCGTCGAGAATGATATGTATATCTTCACGAGATATGACTTTCTTCTCCGCCAAGCGTTTGATCAATTGACCCAGCAAGAAAAGCGCCGACGATCCCTGTACCAT